AAGATTTTTAAACAGGAGTAGTGACTTATGGGATCACCCAATGGCGGTATAGTAGGAGTAATCAATCCAACATCGTTTGGAAAGTGTACTGTCACATCCGTTACAGCATCAACACCAGCATTTGCATTTCAACCAGGAACTAGATTAGTTTCTGCTGCAGTAGTAGCAGGTGGAGCAGGTGGTGGTAAAAATCCTTCATGGAATTCAGGAGGAGGTGGAGCGGGAGGATTAAGAACTTGCACATCATTTCCAGTTTGTGGAGCATCAATTCCAATTACAATAGGTGCAGGTGGAGCAGGTGAAGCTAATGGTACTCCTTCAATATTTTCAAATATAACATCAACAGGTGGTGGAACAGGTGGTTCTACAACTACTCCCAATACTGCAGGAAATGCAGGTGGATCAGGTGGTGGAGCAAGTGCAGATAATCCATTTACACCTGGAAGAGTAGGTGGAGCAGGAAATACTCCGCCAGTAAGTCCTCCGCAAGGTAATCCAGGAGGAAATGCAATAGGACCAGTTGGATCTTATGGTATTAGTGCAGGTGGAGGTGGTGGATCTTCTGCTGCAGGTGGAAATGCTTTTCCTATTGTAAGTCCTGTAGCCCCACTTGGACCAGCTGCACAAGGCGGAGCAGGAGGAGCAGGAACAGATATAAGTCCAATCTTTGGACCAGGTTTACCTAATTCAGGAGTCTACGCTGGAGGAGGTGGAGGATCCGGTGGAGGATCAGGAGCTCCTGGAGTTGCTGGAACAGGTGGTGGAGGAACAGGTGGACTTGGATCAGTTCCTGGTGCTGGAACAGCAGGAACAGCTAATACCGGTGGTGGTGGTGGAGGTTCTGGTTATTGTAATCCTGCTAAAGCCGGCGGTTCGGGAATCGTGATCGTAAAAGAATTAAACAAGGCAAGTGGTGTTTGGAATTTAAAAAGTCAATTTAGTGCACAGAAAAGCGGAACGTGGGTTCAAACACAGGATTCATTTGATGTAGATTATTTAGTAGTGGCTGGTGGTGGATCTGGAGGAACATTAAGAGGAGGTGGTGGTGGAGCTGGAGGATACAGAACATCTTTTCCAGGAGGAACAAAATTAACTTTAACAGGTTATGGACCATTAAGTGTCCCTGTAACAATTGGAGCTGGTGGAGCTCAACCTGGCGGATGTGGACCGATTGGTTCTCAAGGATCACCTTCAATATTTTCATCCATTACATCAATAGGTGGAGGAGCAGGGGGAGGTTATGCAGTAGCTGGACCTAGTACAGGTGGAAATGGAGGTTCAGGCGGCGGTGGAGGAGCAGCAAATGGATCTTGTACTGCAACAATTGCTGGTTCAGGTACACCAGGACAAGGTAATAATGGTGGAATAAATCCTAATTTAGATTTTGGTGCAGGAGGAGGTGGTGGAGCTTCAGCAGTTGGAGGAAATGCTCCAGGTAATTCAACACCAACAACTTCTTCAACAGGTGTTGGAGGAGCAGGTTCAGCTAACTCAATTACAGGAAGTCCAGTTACTTACGCAGGCGGAGGAGGTGGAGGTGGTTATACACAAACAGCAAATGGAGGAGTAGGTGGTGGTGGTAATGGTGGAAGACAATCACCAGCAACAGCTTCAACAGCAGGTACAGCTAATACTGGTGGAGGTGGTGGAGGTAGAGGTAGTTCTGCTGGAGGAGGATCAGCAGCCGGAGGTTCAGGTATTGTTTTTGTAAGAGGACCATCAGCTAGAACATTTACAGCAGCACCAGGAACAAACACAGTTACAACATTACCGGCACCAGCTGGAAGTTGTAAAGTTGCGACATTCACGGTTTCTGGAACACTTACGGTTAGCTAATTATTTACTCTTTACAAATCCTATAGAAATTAATATATAGTATTTAGAAATGAACTTGAATAATTATTTTTACTTTTTTAAAGAAGCTTTAACACCTAGATTTTGTGATGAGATTATTAAATATGGTACATCTCAACAAGAGCAACTTGCTTTAACAGGTGGACAAACTGAAAAAGTTAATAAAGGAAAACCATTAGAAGAAAAAGATATCCTAGATTTAAAACAAAAAAGAGATTCAAACATCGTCTGGATGTCGGAGCCATGGATCTACCGTGAACTGCATGGATTTGTTCATCAAGCAAATAGATTAGCTGGTTGGGATTTCGAGTGGTCGTTCAGTGAAGCATGTCAATTTACAAAATATGGTTTAAAACAGCACTATGGTTTTCACGCTGATAGCTGGAACGCGCCATATGATAATCCAAATAATCCAAACACTCATGGTAAAATCAGAAAATTATCGATGACTTGCACCTTGTCTTCACCAGAAGATTATGAAGGAGGACAATTACAATTTCAATTTAGAAATCAAGATGATCCAACTATTACAAGAAATTGCACAGAAATATTACCTCGTGGTTCTATATGTGTATTCCCATCTCACGTTTGGCATCAAGTTACGCCAGTTACTAAAGGAACAAGATACAGTCTGGTAGTCTGGCATTTGGGCTATCCATTTAAATAATATGAAAGCTACAGAAAAACAAAAAGAATATTTTAGACAATATTATTTAAAAAATAGAGAAAAAAAACTTAAATACGTAAGAGAATATAAATTAAAAAATCCAGATATATATAAAAAATACCTTGAAAAACATGGTTATGAAAAATATGCAAGTATGCAAAGAAAAAGTTATCTTAAAAGAACATATAATGTAACTTTAGAAGAATATGAAAAAAAATTAAAACAACAAAATAATTGTTGTGCTATTTGTAATAGACATCAATCTAAATTTAAAAGAAAATTAGCTATAGACCATGATCATAAAACAGGTAAAGTAAGAGATCTTTTATGTGCAGGTTGCAATGTAGATGTAAGTGTAGTAGAAGATAGATTAGAAGTTTTATTAAAATACTTAAATAAACATAAAGAAAAATTAAACTAAAGGAGAGAGAAGATGGCAAAAACAGATCAATTAAATTCATCAATATATTTCAGCACTCCAGTTTACTCTATAGAAATACCTGAATGGGTAGATTATGTAGATAAAGTTTGTGATAAATATATTAAAGCAGCTAAAGAAAATAATAAAAAAGCAATTAAAGAACGCGAAAAAGAATTAGGTAAAAAAGTAGGTGATTTTTCTATGAGTCATCACAGCACTTCTCTCGTGGGGGATCCTGATTTAAAAGAATTACAAGAATACATTGGTTCAACTTCATGGAATGTTTTAGATCATATGGGTTATGATTTAACTAATTATGAATTATTTTGGACTGAATTTTGGGTACAACAATTTGCAGAAAAAGCAGGTGGAAATCATACGCCACATGTGCACTATAATAACCATATTAGTGGTTTTTATTTTTTAAGATGTTCTGAAAAAACATCAATACCAGTATTTCACGATCCACGAGCAGGTAAGATGATGACACAATTACCTTTAAAGAATGAAAAAGAAATTACGTTAGGAACTGATAAGATTCATTATAAACCTCGACCAGGAACAATGATTTTTATTCCAGCGTATTTAACACATGAATATATCGTAGATGCAGGAATTCAAGATTTCAGATTTATTCATTTTAACTTACAGGCAGTGCAAAAGATGATTACCGACACTGTAAGAAAACAAGCAACTGAACAAACTAAAAAGGAGAAAATATGAGTTTTAAAACAGATAAGTATGTAGTTATTAAAGAAGCGATATCCGAGGATCTTGCAAAGTTTTGTTATGATTATTTCATGATGAAGAAACAGGTCGCGCGCACGATGTTTGATAATAAATATATTTCACAATTTACTGAATACTTTGGTGTATGGAATGATCAACAAGTTCCTGATACCTATTCACATTATTCTGACATTGTAATGGAAACATTACTTGTCAAATTACTTCCAGTAATGGAAAAACAGACATCTCTTAAATTAAACCCCAATTATTCTTATGCTAGGATTTATAAAAAAGGAGATGTCTTACATAAACACAAAGATAGATTTTCATGTGAAATTTCTACAACTATGCATTTAGGTGGTGGTTGTTGGCCAATATATTTAGAACCAGATGCATCATTAGGTGGTGTTGATGAAAAGACTGGTAATTACAAAGCATCAAAATCTAAAGGTGTTAAAGTAATGTTACAACCTGGTGATATGTTGGTTTATAGAGGAAATGAATTAGAGCATTGGAGAGATAAATTATCTTTTGATGACTGTGGTCAAGTATTCTTACATTACAATAATATAGAAACTAAAGGATCTAAAGAAAATATATACGATCGTAGACCTCATTTAGGACTTCCCGCTTGGTTTAAAAAGTGATATAAAACCTATTTACTAGGGGTTTTATGCCAATTAATAAACTACAATTTAAACCAGGAATAGATAAACAAAATACTCAATACGGAGCAGAAGGTGGTTGGGTTGATTGTGATATGGTCCGTTTTAGATACGGAGTTCCTGAAAAAATAGGTGGATGGCAACCTGCCGTTGGTACTAATTTAATTGGTGCTGCAAGAGATATTCACACATATACAGATTTAGCTGGAGACTCATTAGCTGTTATTGGTACAGATAGAAAACTATATACTTATTACGATAACAATTTTTATGACATCACACCTTTATCTACAACTATAGCAGCTACCTTTACATTCACATCAGCTACAACCATTGTAAACGTTCTTGCAACATCTAGTGGTGCAATCGCTGGAGACTTTGTTACATTTTCAGGAGTTACTGGAGT